CGCGCCGTCAAGGCCTCCCAAACCGCCACAGGGACAGCCGCCGGATCGCCATATGAGCCAAGACGAACAACGCGGTCTTGGCCTAGTGCTGCGATAGCGTTTAGGTCGATCACAGTGGGATAGATGCCACGATGGGCCGAACGCCAGATATTGAGCGGGGCTTGGAAAAGCTTGACATAGCAAGAGCCGCCATTGATCGGGCGATGGACACAATCGCCGCAGATCGTCTCGTCTTGTCCAGTCTTAGCGGCTTCTAAGGGGTTAACGTCATCGCGCAATATCCATGACTGGATCATGTCGCCCGTCTTGGCGTTGCGGCTAGATTTGGCAATGCCAGTGACGATAACGATAATAGGCGCGCCGTCCAACATGGATGGGCCACGGTATACAATCGCGCCGTTAATCTTAGGGGTAATCATTGCTGGGCTCCAGTCCCTTGCGTTGCTGTTAGGTGAACAATACGCCAATCTGTAAACCACTGTCAATCACTAAATTGAACGATTTTGCTGAAAGATTGCTTTTTTATCGCGTCGGGTTTAGATTGGCGGCATAGACAGACAAGAGGGCTAGGCAATGGCGGCGGTATATGACAAGGCAATTCGAGCCAAAAAGCTAGGGCGCCCCTCAACGTATACCGAAGAAATCGGTATTGAAATCTGCAAGCTTCTGTCAGAGGGCAATAGCCTAGTAAGGATTTGCAAGCTTCCGCATATGCCCGATATATCGTCCGTGTATCGTTGGTTATCTGCGCCTGAGCGCGAAGCTTTCCGCGACGCCTACGCGCGCGCACGACTGGAGCTAGTGCACAATTTGGCAGAACAGACCTTGGAAATCGCAGACCTCTCAAAAGATCCGGTCAAAGCCCGCTTGCAAGTAGACGCCCGCAAATGGTTCACTTCCAAGATGCTACCAAAGGTTTATGGTGACGCGTCACAAGTCCGATTAGCAGATGCCAATGGCGACAAGCTAGACACTGCCCCGCTCATTAGCGAACTAATGGCTTTGATGAACGCACCCGCTAAAAGCGAATAGCAAAACGCCCCGTGCTCTACTAGGGCACGGGGCGTTTAAACGATTAGGCCTTGCGCCGCTAGCCCCCGGCTTTAATGAACGCGCGCCGCGCCTTAACGCGGTCTTGCGCCAAAGCTTGTTGGAAAGCGTACAGGACTGTAGCGATGTCTTGTAAATCGACTTCCTCGCAAGTCGCGCTAATTAGCGGGTCGTTTGCTTCAAACGCGTCAATGACGCGGTCCATTACGGCTTCAGCCGCTAGCGCGGTTTCATAGGCCTCGGCGGCTTCGGTATATGTTAGCTTAGTCATGTTTAAACGCTCCGAGTATTGCGGGCCTGATTGCCCTGCGTAGGACCTAGTGTCCAATGGCAAGCCGCCCCGGGGGCGCGGCTTGCGTTTGGCGACTAGGGCTAGTCCTCCTCCTCCTCCTCCTCCTCCTCCTCCTCTGGTGCGTCCATCGCCCATATTTCGAAATATTCGCCATCAGGTCCATAATCGCCGACGGACAAAAACTGATACCCGCCAAAATCGCCCCAACGAATATACTTCTCGGCAAAGCGGACCGCCTCTTTATCGCTGTCGCTTTCGAAAAGAACCGTTTCGGATTGATAGCCGATATCGCCAGTGACAAAAAACTTAGTCATGTTTAAACGCTCCGAGTGTTGCGGGCCTGATTGCCCTGCTCATGGCCTAGTTGCCAATGGCAAGCCGCCCCGGGGGCGCGGCTTGCGTTTGGCGACTAGGGCTAGTCCTCCTCGCCCTCGCCCTCGCCCTCCGCCTCCATGCCTTGGCAAGTCATGGCCCCGTGCATGGGGCAATGCGGCGCGCCGACTTCTTCGATCCACTTCTTTGTGATCCGGACGGTGTAACCGCAATCGCAAAGGGCCTTGATCAGGCGAGTGCCTTGCTTCTTTTTGCCGTTGTCCATGGGCGAGAGATTGCCCGCCGGATAATCGCCATTGACCGCTAGCCACTGTTTAAACAGGGCGGTCAATTCGTCACCGGGGACGGTAGCAGTCATTTTGCCGACAAGCCCCAAGGCCTTGGCGGGGCGGGCGAACGGGGCCTTGTGCCCTGCCTCATGGCCGACGGCCGCGTGTATTAGCTCATGCGCAACAACGCCTAGTATTTCAACGCTATCGGAAAGCTTTGGTGATATGAAAATCTCCGCGTGTTGATCGGCCGACGCAACGGGGCTCCAGCATTCGCCAATGGCTTTGGACTTGGCACCATTGCCAGTCCAACCCACGGAGACGCGGACCTTGGCGGGGACAGTACAGTTGACGTCGGCTAGCAACGCGGCGCAATAGGTGGTTGCGCTTTCAAGCCATGCATGGCGGGCGAGAGAGGTAGTGTCTTGCATGTTCATAGTCGTATCCTCCGGGCTTGATTGCCCTTGACCAAATAACCTTACGCGCGTTTCGCCGGACTGACAATCCCTTTAAACGCTTTTCATGCAATTAATTGCATAGCGTTTAAACGCCCTAGCAATGCGCCACAAGCCCCGCCCTCTTGGCCTAGGGCTATGCGCCCTTGGCCATGCGCTTGCCCGCCCTTGCCCCGCCTAGGCGTTTAAACGCCCCGCCTAGGCGCGTGCCGGGCTCGCGCGCGGCGCGCGGCGCCGCCCCCCTACCCCGCTGAACTGGGACTGGCGCTAGCGCTGGCACCCCTACCCACAAATTTTTTATAATATCTATTTGCAAATGTGTCAACACGCTAGTTGACACAACTTGCTAGTCGCTCATCTGCTACTTGCCAACAAGCCACAAGCCATCTACATACACGGCTACCATTGGTTCGCGGATACCTAGATGAACGCGCCTACGAACAACGACCCCTCCGTCGCACTGGCGGCCATAGACCCCAAGGTCTTAGCGCAACTGACGCCCGAGCATTTGAAGATGCTCATCTGGCAGCGCAAGTGGGCACTCACCCGACGCGACAAGCAGACACCGCCCCCCGGCGACTGGACCGAATGGGGCATCCTCGCGGGCCGCGGCTTCGGCAAGACGCTGACCGGCGCACAGTGGCTGGGCCAACGGGCCTTCATGGACACAGAGGCGCTACCCCGCGCGGTCATAGCCCCAACGCTAAACGACGTACGCTACACCTGCTTTGAGGGACCGGCCGGATTGATGAGCATCATCCCCCCGGACCTAATTGCAGATTATAACAAAACCAATCTGATCCTGACCCTGAAGACGCCATTCGGACTTGCAACAATTCGCGGGTTCTCCGCTGAAGAGCCGGAACGTATGCGCGGGCCCCAATTCGCGGACCTTTGGTGTTTTATTGCAGGCACCCAAGTCAGCACACCCATCGGTCAAAAGCCCATCGAGCAAGTTGCCTCCGGCGATTGGGTTATAACCCGCAAAGGCCCAAGACGCGTCGTCGCCAACTCCAAGCGCTTAGCCGATACCGGCACGGTTACGTTTGCTAATGGCTCAAAACTTGTTGGCACAGCCGACCATCCCGTGTACACTAACTCTGGCTGGACGAGATTAGACCAGCTTAGCGTTGGGGACTTGGTATGTGCAATCAGTGTAGATCATGGGGTGGAAAACAGTGGCACCGCTACGGCACCGGCCCGGGCAGCTACTACGAACGAACCGATAAATCGCAGAAGCCCAAGCGCACGCTGCGACTTCACCGCGAAGTATGGATCGCTGTCCACGGGGCCATCCCCGAAAAGCACGACATCCACCACGTCGATCACGACCGAACCAACAACGCTATCGAAAATCTGGAGTGCCTGCCAAAAGGCGCTCACCGACGGCACCACACTTTTGCGCAGCCCATTGCTCGCAAAGATTGGTCGCAGCAAGAACCGCAGCTACTTCTCTGCGTTGACTGCGGCACCGACCTCTGGCGCAAGCGCGTCACACGCCAACCGCTCTGTGCCTCATGCCACAGCCAGCGCGCCGAAGCTAAGCGCCGCGTCGCCAAACACTGCCAGCAGTGCGACGCGCCTTTCGTTTCTCGCGCCGGAAACTTTTGCAGTCAGCGTTGCGTCAACTTGGCAACCCGCGGGGGAACAATTCGTATATTGCCTGAAGGTCGAGGACGAACCTGAGTACTTCGCCAACGGCATCCTCGTCCATAACTGCGATGAGCTAGCCGCTTGGACGCAGGGCGAGGAGACGTGGGACATGGCCATGATGGGCCTGCGCCTCGGTCCCCACCCGCGGGTCGTGTGGACCACGACGCCCAAACCCAAGGACTTGGTGCGCAAGCTCGTTGAGCCGAAGACCGGCCGCGTCATCACGTCGGGATCGACCTACGAGAACAAGGCCAACCTGCCAGACAGCTTCTTCAAGCAGCTTGTGCAGTACGAGGGCACGCAACTTGGCCGCCAAGAGCTGAACGGCGAACTGATCGACGCCGAAGAGGGCGGCATCATCCAGCGCAGTTGGCTCAAGCTGTGGCCCGCAGAGAAGCCGCTTCCGGCGCTGGAGTGGATTATCATGTCGATGGACACGGCCTTCACCGAGAAGACTATCAACAAACGCACCCACGACGCGGACGACAGCGCCTGCACGGTCTGGGGTGTGTTCCAGCACGACGACCGCAGGAACGTCATGCTGCTCGATTGTTGGGCTGAGCAGTACGGCATGCCGGACCTGATCAAGCGGGTCAAGAAGGAGTTGAACGTCGCCTACGGTGACGACGAGGACAGGGCGCTCATCAAGCCGCTCATCGGGCCGAGCAAGATGGCCTCGTCTGGGCGCAAGCCGGACATCCTGCTGCTCGAGGACAAGGGCAGCGGCATCAGCCTGCGCCAGATGCTTGAGCGCGAGGGCATCACGGCCTACGCCTACAACCCCGGCCGCGCGGACAAGCTGACGCGTCTGCACATGGTCAGCCACATCTTCGCCCGGGGTCAGGTGTGGCTACCCGAGAGCGAGAAGCACAAGGGTCGGCCCAAGTCGTGGATCGAGCCGATGATCGCGCAACTGTGCTCGTTCACAGGGCCGAAAAGCATCAAGCACGACGACTATGTTGACGCGGTTTCTCAGGCCTTGCGGCTCTGCATGGACAAGAACCTGCTTTCTGATGTAAAACAGGTTAAACGTCGCGAGCAGGAAGCACCCCCGCCTCCTCGTGTAGCAGCCAACCCGTACACCGCTTAAGGTAAAATCCCATGGATGATGAAGAACTGCCCGAAGGTGAAACGGTTGAGTTCGATCCCGGCGAGGACACGTCGGCCGTTGAGGACACCGAAGACGGCGGTGCTATCGTCACGTTTGAAGAAGACGACGCCAAGCCCGGAGACAGCGAGTTCCTCGTCAACCTCGCTGAGGAGCTAGCCGAAGACGAGCTTCAGAAGCTGTCCTCCGACTACGTCGAGCTGATCGGTCGGGACAAGGAAGCGCGCAAGAAGCGCGACGAGCAGTACGAAGAAGGCATCCGGCGCACGGGCCTAGGCGACGACGCACCGGGCGGTGCGCAGTTCCAAGGCGCATCGCGCGTCGTGCATCCCATGTTGACCGAGGTGTGCGTGGACTTCTCCAGCCGCGCCATCAAGGAGCTGTTCCCACCGAACGGCCCGGTCAAGACTAAGATCATTGGCAGCATGACCAAGGCGCGCGTGGAGAAGGCTGAGCGCAAGGCCGACTTCATGAACTGGCAGCTTACGACGCAGAGCCAGAGCTTCCGCGCTGAGCTAGAGCAACTGCTCACGCAGGTGCCGCTTGGCGGCGCGCAGTACATGAAGGTAACGTGGAACGAGGCGAAGAACCGCCCAGAGTTTCTGTTCGTCGCCATCGACGAGATGCTGCTGCCGTTTGCGGCCACGAACTTCTACAGCGCCCAGCGCAAGACCCACGTCCAGTACCTCACCACGCTCGACTACGACCAACGCGTCAAGTCTGGCATGTACCGCGACGTAGACATCGTGGTCACCTCGTCGGACATCGACCTGTCGAAGGCGGCTATCGCCAACGACAAGATCGAAGGGCGCGAGGACGACGCGTTCAACAGCGACGGCCTGCGCACGGTCTACGAGATTTATACCTTCCTCGACATCGAAGACGACACCGACGGCCCTGCCCCCTACATCCTGACCATCGACAAATCGACCGGCAAGGTCTTGTCGATATACCGAAACTGGGATGAGGAGGACGCGGCTCGCGAAGAGCTTCAGTGGATCGTCGAGTTCCCGTTTGTACCGTGGCGCGGGGCATACCCCATCGGCATCGTGCATATGATCGGTGGCATCTCGGCGGCCGCCACGGGCGCACTGCGCGCGTTGATGGATAGCGCCCACATCAACAACAGCCAGACCATGATCAAGCTCAAAAGCCAGATGGGTGGCCAGAGCTTGAACATCCAGCCGACGCAGGTTGAGGAGATCGAGGGTGGTCTCAACGTCGATGACGTGCGTAAGCTGGCCATGCCGCTGCCGTTTAACCAGCCCAGCGCCGTGCTGTTCCAACTTCTGGGCTTCTTGGTCGATAGCGCCAAGGGCGTCGTGCGCACCACGCTCGACGACGTGGCCGACACCAACGCCAACGCGCCCGTCGGCACGACCCTAGCCAAGATCGAGCAGGGAATGGTCGTGTTCAACGCCATTCACTCCCGTCTGCACAACAGCATGGAGCGCTTGATGCGCATCCAGCACCGTCTGAACGGCATGTATCTTGAAGATGCAGCCGAAAAGGCGGAAATTGGCGAAGAAATCGCGGTTCGCAAAGACTTCGACGGCCCGCTGGACATCGTTCCGGTCTCTGACCCCAACATTTTCAGCGAAGCACAGCGTTTTGCGCAGGTTCAGGCCGTTGCGCAGCGCGCTCAGCTTGTTCCGCAGCTCTACGATGCCCGCAAAGTCGAGCAACGCATCCTTGCCACGCTGAAAATCCCCGATGCCGAGAGCCTTTTGGCTCCAAACACGTCGCCGGAAGAGAAAAACCCTATCGAAGAAAACGTGCTGGCCACTTTAGGCCAAGCCATTCAGGTTTTTCCCGAGCAAGACCACATCGCGCACCTCAAAGCGCACCTTGCCTACATGACAAGCCCTGCGCTTGGGGCCAGTGAGCTTATGGCACCGGTCTTCACACCGATTATGATCAACCACTTCAAAGAGCACATGGCTCTGTGGTACGCCACTGAGGTCAAGAACCTCATCAAGGGCTACACCGGCGAGAGCTATGCTGATTTGGTGAAGAGTACCAAGACGCCAGAAGCCAAACGCGCCATGGACGCGGCCTTGGCCGAAGCCTCCATGTCCGTTGTTCAAGGGGCGCAAGACGCTTTTGCTATCCTGCCGCCGATTATCAAGCAGGCGCAGGAAATGATGCAGAAGCTGGCCGGTCCAGCGCAGCAGGACCCCTCGGCCGCCGCGGCCATGGCCGACATTCAGATGCGCGGCCAGATCGCCGAGAAGAAGTTGGCTCTGGACACCCAGAAGCTTCAGCTTCAGGGCCAAGAGAAGCAGCAAGACACCCAAGCGCGTCAGGCAGAGCTTCAGGCCGCCCAGCAGGCCGAAATGCAGCAGGAGCAGATGCAACAGCAGGCAGAGATGCAGCGCGTACAGGCCGAAAACCAAGCGCGCACAGCCATGAACGACGCCGACAACAAGACGGCGATGGACTTGGCTCTGCTAGACCTAGCAAACGGCGACAACACGCCGAGTGCCGCGCTTAACCCCAACCCCCAGTCATAGGATTTGAAACATGGCTAAGTCTCCTAGCACTTCGGCCCCCAGCGGCCCGATCAAGCAGCACAAGCGCATGGCCATGGGCATGCCCGTCAACCAAGCCCCCGAAAAGGGCAAGAAGACCTCTAAGTGAGGGTTGATATCCTAATTAAGCGCCTCAACGACGAGCAAGCATCGCTCGCCCGAGAGGCGCTTACCCGCCCGCAGGGCAAAGACGGTTACGACTATGGCCGTGTGGTGGGGATGTACGCCGGTCTTGAGCAGGCTAAGAACCTGATCAACGCCATCCTTGAAGAGCAAGAGACTAGAAACTCTAACATCTAAGCGCATGGGAGCAAATCATGCAGGAAATTAGCAATAAGATCGACTTCTCCTACGACAGCCTCGACGAGGCGTTTCCCGCCGCTGATCCGGGCGTCATGCCCTTTGGATCGCGCGTCTTGGTCCAAATCCGTACCCCAAAGAAGAAGACGAAGGGTGGCATCATCCTGACTTCTGACGTGCGAGAGACCGAGCACTACAACACGCAGGTCGCCAAGGTTATTTCCATTGGCAGCCTAGCCTTTAAGAACCGCAACACCATGGAGCCATGGCCTGAAGGCTCGTGGTGCGCCGTGGGAGAGTATGTCCGCGTGCCGCGCTACGGCGGCGACCGTTGGTCTGTGAAGACCGACGACGGCGAGGACGACGCAATCTTGGTCATTTTCAATGACCTCGATCTGGTAGGCAAGGTCACGGGCGATCCGATGGCCGTGAAAGCCTTCCTGTAACCGCATTGCTGCCAATAGAAAGGAAGAGCGATGTCTGAACGCACACAAGACGATGATGAAGAGCTAATCATCGTAGAAACGGAAACCCTCCCCGGGTCAGACGGCTACGAAGCTCCTGAGAAGGCCGAGGACAGCCGTTCGTCCGACGAGGACGATGATGACGGCGAAGAGGACGAAGGCGACAAGCGCCTTGCGGAGAGCGAGGACGACCCTGACGGCGACACCTCCCTCAATCGCAAGAAGCGCACCAAGCGCCGTCAGGTCCAGCGCATGGCCAAAGAGGCCGCCCAAGCTGAGCTTCGTATTCTGCGCGAGCAGAACCACGACCTCATCCGGCGGCTGACCGCGGTCGAGAGCAACACGCTGAGCCAGAACGAAAGCGCGTTGGAACAGAAGCTCGCTGAAACCGAGCGGGAAATCCAACAGGCTGAGCTGATCATCGCTCGGGCTATCGAAGCCGGTAACGGCGACGACGTGGCCATGGCTATGCGCCTTCGGGACGATGCCAAGGCGCGGAGCATGCAGTTTGAGGCCGCTAAGTCTCAAGTCAGCAATGTTCGGGAACAGCATTACCGCGCGGCTTCTGCCCCCGCAACCAACCCACAAGCAGCAGCTTTGGCTAAGCAGTGGATGGACGCCAACCCGTGGTACGACAATAGCGGTCGTGACGAGAACAGCGCTCTTGCCAATATGCTCGACAGCCAACTAACGCGGGAAGGCTACAATCCTACAAATGTAGGATATTACCAAGAGCTAACCAAAAGGCTCAATCGGCGGTTTGGCAACACTGAGGCCCCGGCATCTCGTGACGGTGATGACGACGATGACCGGCCGCGCAGAAAGGCACCACCGATGGGGAATACCCGCGAACACGCACCTTCTACCACCAAAAAAGAAGTGTACGTGACACCAGAACGAAAACAAGCTATGATCGAGGCAGGCTATTGGGATGATCCCGTAAAAAGGACCCAAATGCTTAAGACGTATCAGGCTTACGACCGCAATTCGGCTCGCTAAAAGGAGTGATGCCATGGAAGTAGATGAACGCCTGAAAAAGGAACTTGGTGTAGTGGGTCGGCGATCCCGCGCGATGGATGACAGGAGTGTCACCGAAGACCGCGAGATGACAGATGACGACCGGCTCGAAATGTTCCGTATGCAACAATTTTCCGATGCACTACCAGACCTGCCAATTATCCCCGGATATCATATGTGCTGGTTGTCTACTACAAACGGCAGCGATCCAATCGCTCGTCGCGTGCGCCTAGGATACACCCCGGTTCGTTCCGAGGACATCCCCGGCTTTGAGTACGCTTCGCAGAAGACTGGAGAGTGGGCTGGATGTGTGGGCATCAACGAGATGCTAGCGTTTAAGCTGCCCTTGAGCCTCTACGAGAAGTTCATGCAGGAAGCTCACCATAATGCACCCGCCCGAGAGGAGGGTAAATTGGCCGACACGGCCGATTTCCTCCGTGACCAACTAAAGGCCAAGGGAAGCGCGATATTCGAAGATGAGGGTATGGCTGAATTGCATCAGCAAGCACCCGCCCGCGGTCGTTTTGACTAAGGGCTTTCGATTAACGTCTTACAAAGGGTAAGCAAAAATGTCTGCGACTTCAGCTCCTTTTGGCTTGCGCGCAGTCTATTCGCCATCGGGTGTGGTTCGTCCACAAGCGATGACGATTTTGACTGGCTACGCAGTCAACATCCTACAGAACCAGCCCGTCAAGATCGGCACCAACGGTACTGTCGAAGCAGCCGCCATTGGCGACCGTTTCATCGGCACCTTCGGCGGCGTCGAGTTCACTGACACGGATGGCCGTCGTCGTGTGTCCAATCGTTGGACCGCGAGCTTGGCTGCCACGGATATCATCGCCTACGTCACTCTTGACCCAACGATGGTGTACGAAATCCAGTCCAACGCCGCTATCGACGTGTTGGATATCGGTGAGCAGTTTGACTTCACCACCATCACCGCAGGCAACGCCACGACTGGCCTTAGCCAACTGATGCTTGATGTGTCTTCTTCGACCACCAACGCATCTCTCCGTCTGATCGGCATCACTCCGGGTCCGGATAACAACTGGGGCGACACCTACGTCATCGCCCAAGTTCAAATCTCCGAGCACCAGAATGTTGCTGATCGCGCAGCCTACTAGGGAGGGCTTAAACTATGGCTAATCCAATGCGTAGTACAGACTTCCGCTCTATCGTTGAGCCCATCATGAACAAAGAGTTCGATGGTATCTACGATCAACGCGCTGATGAGTGGAAGGCTATTTTCGACGAGTTCACCGGCACCCCACGGAACTACCACGAAGAACCCGTTCTGTACGGGTTCGGCGCGGCTCCTGAGCTGCCAGATGGCATGCCTGTCACCTACCAGTCCGGTGGCGTGCTGTTCATCAATCGCTACGTCTACAAGGTCTACGGTCTGGCATTCGCCCTGACCAAGGTCCTTGTGGAAGATGGTGACCACATCCGTATCGGTCAGACCTACGCCAAGCACTTGGCGCAGTCGATGATTGAAACGAAGGAAACCCTCACCGCCAACGTCCTCAACCGCGCCTTCAACGGCTCGTATGTCGGCGGCGACGGCGTGGCTCTAAACGTCAACAACCACCCCATCGTCAACGGCACGTTCTCGAACGTCCTGACGACCGCTGCCAACCTGTCGCAGACTTCGCTTGAGCAAATGCTCATCCAAATCCGCAACGCGGTTGACAACAACGGCAAGCGTATCCGCCTCACCCCGACGCAGATCGTTACCGGCCCATCTAACGTCTTCCAAGCTGAAGTGTTGCTGAAGTCCGTCCTGCGCGCAGGCACGGCCAACAACGACATCAACCCTGTGAAGTCGATGGGTATGCTGGACAAGGGTCAAGCCAACATGTCACGTATCACTTCAAACACCGCTTGGTGGGTGCAGACCGATGCGTCGAACGGCTTGAAGCTGGCTAAGCGTCGTGGGCTTGAAAAGAGCATGGAAGGTGACTTTGAAACCGACTCCATGCGCTATAAGAGCACTGAGCGTTATGCAGTGGGCTGGACTGACCCCCGTGGCATCTACGGAACTCCGGGTCTGTAATTGAGTTTGGGGCCGGGGGTGAAAGCTCTCGGCCCCATCTCTGAAAGGGAACACTATGGCTCAAACTAACTTTTCCGGACCTCTCGCCACTGGCGACAGGGCTCCCGGCGTCACCAACCCTAACATCGGCTTGGTCTACCTGTCTCAGACCTTCTTGGTTACTTTCGACGCCACGCTGGTTCAAAGCAACTCAATCAACCTTCCTGCAAGCTCGCAGATCGTTGAAATCTACGCCGACGTTCTAACCGCATACAACAGCGCCACCACGGCGACGCTGACCGTCGGCTCGGCTGCCGCTGGCACACAGTACGTGACTTCGGTCAATGCAAAGACGGGCGGTCGTAACTCCACGACCCACACCGCCGCGCAATGCACCGCAATGGCCAACATTACCACCAACACGGCTCTGTTCGCCACGGTGACCTCAGTCGGCCAGCCTACTGCCGGTCAGGTTCGCGTGACCGTCCAGTATGTCCAGACGACCTCTCAAGACTAAGATTAGGCCACTCGGGAGACTGGGTGGCCTAATACCTTTCGCGCAGGGTTGTAATGCGCTACACTAGGGTCCAAGACCCGCTTTGAAAAGGATGCGCCCATGCGCCCCGTAGTTCTCTCGGTGACCGGCGTCGGCTCCTCGGCGGTCGATCCCTTGGACCACTATTTAAAACCATTCAACGTGTCGCTGGCCGTGCGTGTCACGGGCACCATCACGTACACCGTCCAGTACACCTATGACGACGTGTTTGCGGTAGGCTACACGCCAGCGTCAGGCAACTGGGTTAATCACCCATCTCTTACAACGCAGACGACAACCCTAGACAGCAACATTGCGTATCCCGTTCGAGCCGTTCGCCTGACCACCTCGGCAGGCACTGGCACGGCTACGCTGACCGTTATTCAAGCCGGTGGGGGCAGCTAATGATCTCGACAAACATCGACGGGTCAATTCCCGGTTCAAACGCGCTGGCCGACGTTCTGGCACTGATTTCCAACCCAACGGCCTATGCCGCAAAGTTAACAGAACTTCAGACCGCTACTTCCGAATACAAGAAGTTTGTAGAATTAATTGGCCCAGCCTCCGAGATTGAGAAGCTGCGCTCTGATGCGTCCCTTGATCGCGAGAACGCGGCTGCGGCCACGGCCTTTGCCAAGAACTTCTCCGCAACCACCATGGGCGAGGCTAGGGCTGAGGCTGCGGATATCGTCGCCAAGGCTAGGGACAAGGCCGCTGACATCATCGCCGACACCAAGGCCGCAAACGCTGAAGCCAAGAAACTCAAGGCGTCTTTGGCTGAGGCTCTTGAGGATGCTAAGGCTGTTAAGGTTGAGGCAGACGCGAAGCTTGCCGAGGCCATTACTGCCGCAGCAGAGGCAAGCGCCCAAGCCGAAGCTTTAGCCAAGGCCGAGGCCGATCTGGCCGCCGAAAAAGAAGCTATTGCGGCTCGTCATAAGCAGTTCATCGAAAGCCTCTAGGCCGTGTCTGGCGTCGTCGATTTTCGCACGCAGATCGAGGATGTTGTTGGCAGCGTCATGGGGGTGCCAAGCAACCCCATGGTCGTCACCGGGGGCGTCCCGGTATCGGCATACGCCCTAAACGATCTGGACGGCACCGACCCGCTCTACATTGGCAAGGCTACCTCCAGCGGCGTGTGGCTCGTCCAGAAGTACTCCACAGCGGCGGGAACAATGCGATACGCCAATATCTCTAACAACGCAGGATACGCCTCCTACGCCTCCGCATGGGCCGCACGGGCCAGTCTGGTCTATGGGCTGTTCCAAACTCTGACGGGGGTCTGAGATGGCGACCGTAAACGTAGCGACCTCGCAAAACCTTACAGCGGTTACTTACGCGCAAGATGACATCGTTAACGTGCTGGATGGCGCAACGCTTACCGTTAACAGCCAGTGGTCAAACAAGCCGCGCCTGATCCAAGCCCTCGGCACGGGGCGCATTGAGTTCAGCAATACAAGCACGACAACGCCTCAACTGCAGGAATTCTATTTGCAGAGTGGCACAAGCGCAGCGGGTTTCGTTGTCACCCAAAACGCTGTGCTTCAAGTGCTCGGTGACTGGATCATTGTCGGCACTTCTACGGGCACAAACAATGAAATTTTGTTTAGCTCGAACTCTATCGGCGGCGTGAGCATCGACTACCCGACGATGATCCAAGTTGAGACGGGCAGTGGCACTAACGAATATGAAATTTGGAACGCTATACCCGAAGATGTGAGCGGCGGTACGGCTGGCCTACAAGGTTTTAATGGTGTTAATACCACTGTAGGAACTGTAGCGGTAACAACTGGTGGTGTAGTAACGGGAACTGGTACTAACTTCACAACCGCAAACGTTGGACAACCCTTTAAACTTCCCGGCATTACCCGTGACTTTGTTGTAAGTGTATTTACTTCTACTACGTCTATTACTATTCAAGAACTTGATGGGTCAACATATACGGGCGGTGTGGTAACTGCTGGCGCGACTTACATCATTCGCAACGGTTCGCTGATTGCTCCAGCACAGGTCGGAGCCAGCGAAGTCGGCAAGGTTCTGTTCTTTAATCCGCTGACTACGGCGGTCAGGATGGGAGACGGCACAAACGGTACAAAAATACCAACTGGCGCACGGGTGCGGGTTCCCAACATTCACTTCAATTCTGCTTTGCAGCAGACAACATTAGCAACAGCAATCACAGGCACAGGCGCACAAGCCTTTACCCTGACAACAGCTATTGGTGGAACTTCTAACGGTACATATGCTGCTGGTTCCGCACTTGCAACATTACTTTTAGTTAGTGGTTCTACAGTAGAAAGAATCTTTTATTCAACTCGTTCAGGCGCAGTTGTAAGCGCAACAGGTATGGCTAGGGGCGCGTCTGGTACTGTAGCGCAAGCATCTTTTCCGATTGGCACGACGGTCTATTGGATACCTACTGCTAGCACAAACAACAACGCATCCATCAACGCTTCGCCATCTGGCACGGTTGATATGCAGATTTGCTCGCTAGGCCTACGTATGATTACCGGCTTTAGCGCGTTTGCATCTTTAACGGCTAAAGACTTTGGATATGCGTATAACTTTAACGCTGGTAACTGTGCTGGTGCATTCGATATTGATTCGCTTAGTGGCTTAGGTACTGGTTATCAAAACTCCAACTTAAACGGGGGTATTTCGGCACAGTTTTCTGCGCTTCTAGGTATTGGTAATATTAGAAACGTAAGTGTTAGTAATAATATGCCCGGAGGAGCTAACTCTTTTGCAAACATTGCTATTGGTAACGTTCAAGGTCTTGTTTTTTGCAGCAATTTGCGTTCTAGGCATTGGGGTCGCTCAACATCTGCAGGTGGTACAAACTTATTAGGTGTTTCGTTCCAAACTGTTAAATGTGCAACACCTATCAACGGCGTTTATGCAGCAGGGAGTAGTGTTCGTTTTAACGTGCTTGACAACCTTGATACAACAGAGATTTATGTAAGCTCGTTACCTAACGCAAACACTTGTAGTTCAAACGACACCTTTATCCCAATTAACGCAGTTGGTATTACTGATAGCACTATTCGCGGGATGCAGCTTTGGGGTGGTGGAACTGCTCATCGTACATCACTTATATCGATTGACTCAGGTAGTGCAGACGTTGTGTTTCACAATAAAGGATATGCTACATTTAACGGCGGCTTGCAATTATCATCAATTATTTCCGACCTTGGGCTAAACACGATTGTTGCCCACATCTCTGTTTCAAACCCCCGTATAACCACTTTTGCAAGTGTTCTGCCGAGCACCATGGCATTCAACCGTGGCGGCTTTCACCGGATGCTATTGATTGATTCCATCACGTCAACAGCTTCAGGCTCAGGCGCTAACGCAAAGGGCGGTTTAGGTCTTGACGTAATTGCTGGACCACACCGGGCGTTTCAATCAGTAGCATCAAACTCAATTATTCCAAACTTGGCGGACGTGCAGCCAATCGTTGTGATGTCAAACCTAGCCAAAACTATTGGTTCTGTTTATGTTGGTGCGTTTTCATCTCAGAGTTTGTTTAATATGTACGCCTTCACAGGCGGCACACTTCTGGACAACCTTGGCCGCATCTATTACCCGGCCATTGGCGACTCGGTAATCATCAAGTCAGTGTTTCCGTTGCGAGGCATCACCAACTTTACCGGCACGGCGTTCGACTTTAACTATAACCTTGGATCGGGCACTAACCCAATTCCCGCAGGGACCACCGTTGAATTTCGGATGGTCAACTGGGGCACGGCGAACACGGGCGCGTTCACGGCGTTTGTTGACAACTCAAGCCTTGAGACGGCCAGAGCGGCGCTTACGGGCTATAGCTCCAGTGTCGGTATTGACTTGCAATTTCGGATCACGGGCACCACGGCGGTCCCGGGTCGCTTTTTGATGAGCATGAAGCTGCCAGCTACGATTGACGCAGCTTATAATCCACCCGTATCTGAAACTTACATCGGTATCGAAGGCGCACAAACAAGCACATTGCTTGCAGGGTATCTAAACGTAGACCCAAACAACCCCGTCTTGCAAGGCAGCTTGACGATGGCGGGGAGTTTTGGCTCGATTCCTATGCCATACGATTACGACAACACGCCAGTCGATTACAGGCTCGTCGCACGACTGCAAGGCTGGACTTTCATTAACATTACGGGAATTTATCTAAAAGACGATATTTCTATTCCAATTACGCAAACGCAAGTTGTTGACCTAAGTAACAATCCTTTGTACGCATCAGGCGTTACAGGCGTAGCGGTTAATTACGGTGCGTCAACGGTCACGTTATCGGCAAGCAGATCAGCGGTTCAAGTTTGGTCGGCGGTGCAAGATAGCCTTTGCCAGTTGGCGAACCTCACGCAATCAGACCCGTTCTCCACCACCAACGGGCTTTCATTTGTCAGCGCCTACACGCTGGTCGTGACGGGAACGCTGACGGCGGGCAATGTGATCGGCAACGTGACCTTGAGCGGCGCTCTATCAAGCGGTGTGGCGATCACGGGCAATGTGGCGCAAGCCACGCCAACGAACCTCACGGGCGTGACGATCACGGGCAACCTGACATTCAACACCAACACGCCAATCACAGTGACGCTGACGAACTGCACAATCACAGGCACGGTTTCCAACTCAGGCAGCGGCCTTGTTACCATTACCAAGGTCAACACCACCCTTGGGACCGTCGGCGCGAACGTCGTCGCACAGCAATTCGCAACCGTATCAGCGCCCAACCTGATTTCTGGTACCCGGGTGAGGCTCCTTAACACGACCGATAGTGTCGAGATGTTCAACGGAGTTCTTGCCAGCACCGGGTTCTCGCAATCGTTTATCTATACCGCCGACAAAAACATCACACTCACCGCGACCTATGCTAGCGGCGTGACGGCCAAGCTGGGTCTGTCTGCAAGCGGCATTTTCACGGCTACGGGCGCGACGTTCCTAAACAGCCAAGAAAATGACACGGTTTATAATTCCTACGCGATCAACGGATCGGCAGTCACCGGCTTTACCGCCGACTACGTCCAAGATGACATAAACCTGTCCATGGCAACAAATTTCACGGCATCAAATCTGTATGCTTGGTGGATTTACAACACTACAACCGAAGACGGCATCCGCGAGTTTTTTGGCGGCATCACTGCGCTGGATACGGCAAACATTCGGATCAACACCACCGTTGTCAGCATTTTCCTCGATAACAGCACGGCACTGTTCATCTATCAAACCGACGCAATTAGGCTGTTCCGTTCCGATAACGTCTATCCGGCCAAGACTGTCACGACCGGCGGCGGCGGGATCAGCGTTAACTGGAACTCAAATGTCTACAACGGCACGCCTGAAAACTTGGCGACGGCTGTCTGGTCATCCCCTACGGCTAACAATACCGTGCCTAATTCAATGGGCACCCAACTAACCAACGGACTAACGGTTCCCAAATTCCTCGCCTTGAAGTAAGATGCCCGCAAACCGGAGTTGTACTAGATGGCCAACGTAAAAATCAGCGGCATGACCGCAGCCACTGCCCTCACCGGCACGGAGGCATTTGAGAGCGTTCAATCCACTAACACCCGTAAGGTCGTGGCCACGCAGGTTAAGACCTACGTTGACAATGCCGCCTACACCTTCAACGTGCCCGTGTCGGGCTTCTCGCTCACCATTGGCGCTAGCGTCCAGTATCTGATCCTCGACCCGGCTGGCACGCTGGCCACGGGCACGATTACGATGCCAGCCTCACCCACTGACGGATACCGAGTGGGGATCGCATCTTCCAAGATCGTAACGGCGCTAACCCTGACGCCAAACACGGGCCAGACCATCCCCAACTCACCCACAGCACTGGCCGCTGGCGTCGGTGTGACATTCCTGTATCGTAGCGCCAATGCCACATGGTACCGGATAGGCTAATGAACCCCGCGTTTTCTCAAAAAGTAGCTGAAGCGGCCAAGGAACTGGCCGAAGCGATGAGCATCACGCAACCCCCTGCGCCCCCTGCGCCCCCGACGCCGCCCGTCCCGGGCGCATCGCCCGCGCCGCAAGGTCCCCCGATGCCGCAAGGCGGACCACCCCCTATGCCTCCAGCAGGTGGCTTAGCCGCGCAGCCGCCCGGGGCGCAGATGCCTGCACCTCCAAAAGTCACTGCGGCAAACCCTCTGCAAGGGCTGCCCTCGTTCAAGTCGCCGCCCATGGCGGCTTTCTTGCAAAAAGCCGCAGGGGCACAAGGCCCCGTGGGCTTTGCAAAGGGTGGCCGCGTAAACCTCCAACGGTCTTTGGCCGTTCAATTTAAAGGAACTTGAGATGGAAGGCTTTAAAGACACCACCAGAATGAAAATCTTAGGCGCAATGTCAGACGCTGATCAGCGTCTTATGGAAAAGTCCTCGCGCCCACTAACCGCTTCTGAGATGAGCGCGGCCAAGGCCATGACTATGTCTAAGGGTGCCGCCAAAGCAGTGCCAATGCTTAAAGTCGGCAAGTCCGCTGGAGCGGCCATGTCCGCCGCCGAACGCAAAATGATTGAGCGCGACCGGCCGACAAACGCTTCGGGTTCGTCGCGCTACAAGATGGGCGGCAAGGTCGGCGGCTCAAAGGTTTCTTACTAGTAAGCTAGTTGCCGTCGATCACGGCCTGCCCTCGGAAGTATGCGACGTTCTTGATGACGCAGCAGAGTTCCGGGGGCAATAGCTCGCCATTCCTAAACGTCAGTACGGCAAAGCCGGACGTGTGGGGCGACGGGTTATTTTCGGCGTAGTCAAATTGAGGCGCTTGAGGGTCTGCAAGGCAACCTGTGTCAACGCCCCAGCGGTGGCCATTATAGTCGCCCCACGGCGTCACAATGAGCCTGTGAAGGTGTCCTGTGACGATAGAGCGCCCAGACTTCATAGCATTATTGTACGCGGCGTGGACCCCATTATATAACCGATGTTTTACCATTGTGTTGTCGTTGACGTTGAGCGACCAAGCCATATTCCAAGCCGGGAACCGTTCATCTAGCCGCATGATCGTACCCTCGAACCCCGGCGCAACCGTGCAGAGGGTGCGGTCTAGCCGTGCGTCATGGTTGCCGATGTTCCAGAACAGTTCGGCCTTTCGCCCCGGCGCTGCCATGATGATCTCATGCAGGCGCTCATCGCAGGCTTCAAGCTCCCCTTTTACCGATGGCAACTTGCTCCAGCCCAAAGGTGGATGTCTGCTGACACTTGCCCCATCGAACGCATCTCCATTGTTGACGATAACAGCGGGTTTGAGTTCCTTAATGATTTCAAGCAGGGCCATGTTGGCAATGGTCATGTCTTGATCGGGCCACCAATGGCAGTCCGAGAACACCACTATGGTGCCATTGTCTAGGTTGAAGTCATTTTGGCGTTTGTAGGCCCGGCCTACGTCCGTCTGCCAGCCGTGCTCGTTGCCCTGTCCGGCTCTTATTGGGTTGCTTTTTAGGATAATGCCTTTGTTGGCGAGCACAGCCCGGCGCATATAAACGGCCCTAGTTGAAACCCCCAAAATCTGACAAACTATGGCGGGACTTCCTCCAGCCTTCTCCCATGCTGAAACGAAAACATCATCAGGGATCGCTTTTGAAATTGCGGCCATGGTCTGTCCTTTTTCAGTTATCCACAGCATATACAACTTGCGCAGGCGCGAGGCCACCCCCTACAGTCGATTTACAAACTCAGTGGGTAGGGTTATAGTCGCCAAGCTAGAAAAGTCGGCTCGTCAATAGCGGACTGCTGCCCCACCAGATGAGCAGGACAGTATGGCGTTTTCAGGCACCACATCGCAGACGGTATTCAATACCCGCAAGGTGATCGACAACGCGATCCGCCGCTGCCGTGTGCCTGCCCAGCAGATCACGTCTGAGCACATCGACATCGCCAATGACCAGCTCTATTTGCTGCTCGGCGAGTTGGCTAATCGGGGCACGCCACTGTGGTGTATCGAGAAGGTGCTCGTTCCACTTTACGACGGTCAGGGCGATGTAACCCTATCCTCGTCCACTGTGGACGTTCTCAATAGCAGCCTTCGCAGCCTCCAGAGCGTCACAGGCACTAACACCACCACAAGCACGTCGGTAACTACTGACTTCGGCAGCGCAACCTTCGTCACGACCGTTGGCGTCAGGTGGTCTGCGGCAGCCGTGCCGATCAACCTTCAGCGCTCGACTGACAACGTGACGTGGACGACTATCCAGTCAGAGACCCCATCAGCCGTCAGCGGTGAGTGGACGTGGTTCGATCTGGACACGAGCATTGCATCCATCTACTTCCGCGTCTTGGCCACCAGCGGCGTCCTCTCGGCCTCTCAGGTCTATCTGGGCAACACGCCGACCGAGATACCCCTATCGCGTATGAACCGAGACGACTACACGTCTCTGCCCAACAAGTTTTTTCAGTCATCTCGGCCCCTGCAATTCTGGTTCGACAGGCAGGTCCGTCAGCCCATCATGCACATGTGGCCAGTGCCAGATAGCGCCGCCACCACCAGCCAACTCGTCGTGTGGCGTCAACGCTACATCATGGACGTGGGCAGCATGACGCAGGAGGTCGAGGTGCCCCAACGCTGGTACGAGGCGATGGTGGCAGGTCTAGCCGCAAGAATGGCCATGGAGCTGATCGAGGTCGATCCGGGCATCATCCCCATGCTCGATCAGAAGGCGGCCATCGCGCTCAACATCGCACAGATGGAGGAGCGCGATAACTCGCCGATGACCATTTCTCCAAATATCGCAATGTACACGGTCTAGCGCCATGCCAGTTTTCCTCGACACACGCGGCAAGACCACCCTCGGCATCGGCCTCTGCGCCCGGTGCAGTCGCAAGTTCAGCCTCGACGACCTGATGCCAGATGGCAACATTCCGGGGCTTATGGTCTGCCGCGCAGACCGCGACGACTACGACCCTTACAGACTGCCCGCCCGTCAGACCGAGATAATCACGCTGCGCTTCGTGCGCCCAGACGTGCCGTTATCCGCATGATGTGCTGGTCAAACCCCGTTCGCGCTGCCAGTGCGCAGAACTGGCTCGGCGTTGCTCCCGCCGAGGTGAAGCGCTGTCGTGTGTTCGTCCCCGCACTGACGGCGCTTCTTCCAATTTCATAACCTAAAGTAAGGCTGCGTATCATGTCTCTAGCGATGGATTATCAAACACACAACAAGGCCATTGAAGTTGCGGCCCAACTCGACACGCACGAGGCCGTGTGTGCCGAGCGCTACCTCGGCATCAATGCGCGCCTAAAACGCCTCGAGGGCATCCTGATCACCTGCGCCGGGACGATGATCGTCCTGCTGCTAGGCATAGCCTTTAAGATAAACGGATGAACCTAAGCCCTCACTTCACGCTGGAAGAGATGATCAAGAGCCAGTCGGGCGACCGCGCTGGCATTGACAACCTACCTCCCCCTGCGTGCCGTGAGGCCCTGCGCGCCCTGTGTCTTCACGTCCTCGAGCCGATCCGCGAGCGCTTTGGACCCGTGGTAATCAACTCCGGCTACCGGGGGGCTGAGCTTAATCGTATGGTGGGTGGGTCGGCATCCAGTCAGCACTGCTCTGGCGAGGCTGCGGACATCGAGGTTCCGGGCATGTCCAACGCAGATTTGGCGCGTTGGATGGAGAAACACCTCGAATATGACCAGTTGATCCTTGAGTGCTACAAGCCGGGTATCCCAAGTTCGGGATGGGTTCATGTTAGCTACAAGGCCCTCAAGCCAAACCGCAATCAGGAACTGACGGCCACGGTCGTCAATGGTAAGATGCAGTACACGCCGGGGATCGCGAAATGATGAAATTTATTAAGGCTCGCCTGAGTGAGCGCTCAACATGGCTACTGATCGGCACCAGCGTAGCGGCTGCGTCTGCCCTGATCGCGCCTTGGTCCTACGTGTCAATGGCCGTTGGGGCAATCGCGGCCCTTATTCCTGACGGAGATATCAGCCAATGAGCAACATGGCCATAATCATAAGCATCGTCGTCGGGGCCTTCGTCCTAGGCTGTTTAAACGGTTACGCCATCAAAGACGGCGCGTCCAAGGCGGCGGCGGCCAAGGCGTTTAAGGCCGCAGAGGGCCAACGCATAGTTTTACAGGGGCAATTAGATGTGGTCTCGGCGAAGTACGAAAAAGAACGTGAGCGGTCCACCCGCTTGGCTATGGCGCGGACTAACACCGTCAGAGAGTTCTACCGCACGGCTCCTCCAGTGGACGCTTCTTGCGCTGTTCCTGACCCTATGTACGGGCTGCTCGTCAATAGTGTCCGTGACGCCAATGTTGCCGCCTCCGGCGAACTTGGCGATGGATTGCCCAAGTCTGCCGCTCCCGCCGTCGCCAGCGGTCGATCCAGAACGCCTCATTTGGGAGACTGAGATAGTTAGCAAATATGCTGACTGTGCCACCCGCCACCGTCTAGCCATAGGGGCTTGGAAGGTTGCTGCGGAACCGAAGAAAAAGTGATAGGATAGCCCATGGCCACGACCACCACATTCACGACGCTAAAAGAGGACGTGCAGCGCTACCTAGAGCGCGGCGCGACCTATGCGTCTGATCCCGTGGTCTTTGAGCAAATCCCGCGCCTCATCAATCTGGCCGAACGCCGGATCGCGCGAGAGCTTAAGGTCGAGGGTTTCATCAATGTGGTGACCGGAAATTTCGATGCAGGTGTAGACGTGTACGCCAAGCCAGATCGCTGGCGCGACACGGTGTCCATGAGCATCGGCACCGGGGCATCCAACAACACCCGCGCACAGCTTTACACGCGCAGCTATGAGTACATGCGCTCATATTGGCCTGACAACACCGTCACGGGTCAGCCGCTCTTCTACGGCGAGTATGACTATTCGCACTGGCTCATCGTGCCCGCGCCAGACGCGGACTACCCCTTTGAAGTGCTCTACTACGAACTGCCGCAGCTTCTGGACGAGAGCGTCCAGACGAACTGGCTGACCGAGTACGCCCCGCAGCTTCTCCTCTACGGCACACTGCTCGAGGCCACGTCCTTCTTGAAGAACGACGAGCGCATCGCGGTGTGGCAGACGCAGTACGACCGCGCGGCACAGATGCTCAACGGAGAAGACCTCTCCAAAATTCTTGACCGTTCAGCCGCTCGCAAGGAAACCTAGGTCATGTCATTTACACAGACTTTCGGCGGCACGACCATCTACCCATCGGACGTGTCCTATCTGGCCCTCGCCCTGACGGCCAACACGACGCTTGAGTGGCCTCTGGAGCGCGGCACGGGCAGCAATCTGGTCGCCAGCATCATCGACATCACGCCGACCGGCGCGTTTGACATTGTACTCCCCAGCGCCCTGCTCACGGGCGTGGGCCAGACGGTTCTGTTCAACAACCTCGGCCCGAGCACCGTCACGGTCAAGGGCAGTACGGGTTCAACGCTGCTGTCTCTTGCGTCCGGCGAAGTGTGGCAGATTTACCTCACCAACAACTCAACCGCAGCCGGATCGTGGCGCACGTTCCGATACGGCGCGTCCACGGCGCAGGCTCAAGCGTCCGCTCTGGCTGGCTTCGGTCTTGTGGCCATCGGATCGGTACTGGCTCAAGCCAGCACAATCAGCAGCACGTCAATCACGCCTCAGACCCTCGCTACGGCAGATCGCGCATCGACGTATGTCTGGACGGGCGGCCTTGGCACGTTCAACCTGCCCAGCGCCATCGTGGTCGGCAATGGCTGGTTCTTCAACGTCCGCAACGGCGGCACGGGCGACCTGACGCTCGATCCTGCGGGCGGGGAGACGATCAACGGATCGGTGAGCATCGTCTTGTCCCCCAACGACAGCGCGGTCATCGCCACGGACGGAACGAGCTGGTACACCATCGGCCTTGGGCAGCAGGCGATCTTTGCCTTTGACTTCACGTCGATTAGCTTGGCTGGTCTGGGCAACCCGTCCGCGACCACGGACTACACCCTTTCAGGCACCGAATTGAACCGGATTGCGTACACCTTCACGGGCACGCCGCTGGGCAATATCAACATCGTTGTACCCTTTACGGTACAGCAATACTGGATGAGCAATGCCACGGGTGGCTCATTCATCCTGAGTCTTTCGACACTTGGCGGCACCACGGCGCAGATCGCTCAGAACGCTCGAGCGATCTACTACTGCACCGGATCGCAGATCGTTAAGGCAGACACGTCCACAGGCTTGCCTATCCCCGTTGGCGTTGCACAGGGCGGCACGGGTGCCATAAACGCTAATGACGCCCTGACGAACCTTGGAGGCACCACGGTCGGTAAGGCCGTGTTTACGGCTGCGTCTGAGAGCGCTGCACGGACGGCAATGTTTGCGGCGATCTTTGGTGCCAACAGCGACATCACGTCCCTCAGTGGCCTCACTACGCCTCTGAGCGTGCCACAAGGCGGCACAGGGCTAGCGACCTTAACAGCCAATAACGTGATCCTTGGCAATGGCACTTCTGCACCCGCCTTCGTTGCCCCCGGCACTAACGGCAACCTCCTCACATCCAACGGCACGACTTGGCAGTCAACGGCACCCGCAGCGGGCGGCTTGAACGCAGCCACAACCAAGACGGCCAACTACACGGCTGTAGCGGGCGACGTGCTGGCCTGTAACACCATCACCACGGGTGCGTTCTCGATCACTTTGCCCGCCTCGCCCACTGCGGGTCAGAAGCCCATTATCATCTTCGACAGCGGCACGACGGACGTGATCAACGGCTTTGCGACCAATAACCTGACCGTGCTGCGTAACGGCTCAACAATCAACACGTTGTCTGATGACGTAACCTTCTCAACCAAGGGCGTCAGCGTTATCTTCGAATATATCGCGGCTACGTGGAGAATGAGAATTGGTTAACGCAGCCGACCTTCTCAATTTCGGCACCACGGGCCTAGCGGTTGGAGACTGGCTGTACTCTGCCTATGCGCGGACGGCACCGGGCTATCTGCCTCTGGACAGCTACACGACTAGCTATCTGGTGTCGTCCTATCCGGCCTTGGCGGCGATTGTTAGACCGGTGGTTGCGCCTGTGACTTATGCGGCGACGGCTAGGACTTTGCCTTCGTCGCAACAGTGGCAGGGTGCTGCTTATGGCAATGGTGTTTTTGTTACGGTGGCCACCGGACCATCCACTGTCGCCGCTTCGTCCCCTGATGGCATCACTTGGACGCAGCGCACGATGCCTTCTTCTTCTCAATGGTATGACGTTACTTTTGGCAACGGGGTATTTGTGGCGGTTGCGTATAGCTCCACAGCCGCCGCGACATCGCCCGATGGCATCACTTGGACAGCAAGAACTATTTCGGCCTCGACGTTTTGGATTGCTGTTACCTTCGGTAATGGCGTTTTTGTTGCAATAGCGGATAGTTCGACTACCGCGTCAACATCTCCTGACGGCATCACTTGGACTTCCAGAACAATGCCATCGGCAGTGGGTTGGATTGACGTTGTCTACGGAAACGGTGTGTTTGTTGCCATAGCCACTAGCACAACTACCGCAGCTACATCTCCAGATGGCATTACATGGACAGCCAGAACAATGCCAACAAGCACCACTTGGCAATCTATTGCTTTTGGCAATGGCGTTTTTGTTGCCATCGCTAACGGTGGCACCATTGCCGCAACGTCTACCAACGGAATTGATTGGACAACGAGAACCTTACCCTCGTCGGCAAACTGGACTTATGCTACCTATGGAAACAATAGTTTCTTAATTGTCGTAAACAACGGAACTTCTGCCGCTACCTCTCCTGACGGCATCACATGGACAGCGCGAACGCTTCCGTCGTCGTCAAATTGGAGGGGTTTAACTTTCGGTGGGGGGAAGTTTGTGGCCGTTGTTGGGGCTACCTCTACAGCCGCCGCCACCATAGACTTCGCCCTAACCGCCACCACCTTCGTGCTCCCCGTCGTGCCTGCTCGCTTTGGCACCACGGCCTACGTTAAGGCGACCTGATCATGGCCACCAACGCATCGAGCCTCGTCAACTTCGGCACGACAGGCCCAGCCGTGGGGGAGTTCATCTACGCGATTGGACTTCGGTCGGCTCCTAGCTTTTTGCCTGCGGATAGCTACGTCAATCGGTATTTGGTATCGACCTATACGGCGCTGGGTGCGCTGGTGGTTCCGGTGATTACGCCTGTGACGTATGCGGCGACGGCTAGGACT